ACCTCTCTGGAAAATGGTGTAATGATTTGGGTCACCAAAGGCTAATCTAATCTTGCCATTAGCTGGCGCATTAGCAATCTTAGGTGTGATAACATATTCCGCGCCAAATACATAGTGAACAGGTTTTCCATTAACTGGAACCGTTCTCATGATTGGGCGGCCTTCATCATCAGTCAAACCCATAATGTCTTTCAAAGTTGCACGAGAACCAAACCACTTGCAATCACCCAAACCTCTTTCCCACTCTACGCTGTAAAACATGGTGTTCAAGCTATCGTAGGTGATAGCAGCTGCCGTAGCAACCGTACCAGAAGCGGTAACAGATGCTGTAGCATCAGCAATACATGAAGTAAACTTACTATTGGCTCTATTGAAAGCCTCGTCATCCACATATTGTCCAATACCCTCTGACATCAACGGCACAATATAACCATTTACCAAATCAAATGATGCGTCCTCAAGCTGGTCATTTCTAATTTCTGCGTAGCTACCAATTCTCTCATCAATTGTCCAGGTAATCTGACCAACTGTGATAGAAGAAGCGGTGTTCGCTGTACAGAAGGCTGAGAGTTAGAAACTTCTCTAACTGCCTTAACAGGTAGTTTTACAATAGGCATAGGTGTTTGGAAAACATTAAAGTTAGCCAAAGCAGAGCTTTTAAGTTCTGCCAAACCCATAATTGTTGAACCAAAGAATGTGGGCATTACACCAGAAAAATCAATCGATTTTCCATGTGCTCTGTCCAAAATGTACTTTGCTATGGTATCCGCATCAGCCTCAGTCAAGCACGCTTTAAAGTTTCTATTAAATGTAGTATCATACCCTTTAAACTTATAAGTGGCTTCCCCAAACTTACCAGATGCTTTAAACTCTTTGTCCTGAAGAGCGTCCATCTTGGCTTTCCACTCGACGTTAGTTTCTTTGAGTTTTGCAATCTCTTCTTCCTGAGCCGCAGCCCTAGCTTCAAACCTTGCCACAGCTTCACTAGTTGCTTGCTGGGATACTTCTTTAATATACCCAGCTAATTCTTCTTGAGTTTTCATATTATTATTCTTTCTCCTCATTTAATATATTTAGAGCATCTTCTACTGTTAATACATCAGTCTGCTCAACATCTGCTGACGATTCGTCGCTGTTGGCCTGAGTATTAAACAAAGAGAAAATCTCTGATAAATAATCATTACCTGACTCTTCTATCTCTTCATCAATATCTTGTTCTTTAATTAGAAGTTCTAACTCTGCTATCTTACACTCAGCTTCTCTTAGTGCCTTAATAAGGTCTTCTTTATCATTAGTGTTATCTTCTATTGCTTTCTTGCCTTCTGGCAAAGACATGAATTTCTGAAATAGTTCCATGTCAAATATCGTTGGTGTTTCCTCTTTTGGCATCTTGTCAAGCATCTCTTCCCAGTCTGCTAGTTCTTCCCCATCTAATGTTCCATCATCCCAGGCTTTGTTTATACTTGCCAACATAGCCTCAGGATTAGAGGGCACGGCTACTAAGGAAATTTCTAACAACTCGGCTTTGTTAATTATTCTGCGCGCACCCTTCGCATGTTTCTCAGGATATTCTATAGACGTATAATCAGGGATAAAACCAATAGAAAAGGTCTTTAAATACCCACCTTTGATGAGTCTATAGGCTTGTTCTGCCAGTGGATTTTCTTCCGCAGTTGCTAGTTGAATCTTAAACATGAGTTTCTTGTCGTCGACCCAAACCTTTTTGCCCACCGCCTTACCGATAGGAAATCCACTATAAGAATGATAAGGTAGAACCACGGGGTTGTTTTTAAATCTTTTTAAATCCATACCATCTATTTTAACTATATCACCATCGGCATCAACAACCTCTTTGGACCCAACCACTGTAAAAGTCCGGTCTTTCTCATCAACTTCTTTTATCTCTGCACCTAAATATTTTAATACATTATCTTGTGACATCTTGTTTTCCTCCCATTGTTTAGTCTACCACCGGTGCCAAACAGCACTTGCAATTGCAAACTTCGCCGGCCGGGCCACTAGGGTCATGCGGATACATAAGTCCATTATCAAAAGGCTCATTGTAGTTTTTAATCTGACCATCTATTTTAGAGTGTGAAGGTCTTGTACCACCTATCCATTGTTTCTTCTCTACACCTAGTTTTTTATATTCTTCATCAGTACTTCGATTCATTACGGCACCTGACTCAGTGCGGGCTATTGTGCGCGCACGCGAAGAATTAAACTTGTATACAGATTGAATACGCTTTACTAGGTCGTTGGTTGTTTCGCCGGCCGCAATACTGTCTCTTACTTGAGTCCGGATAAGTCTATAGGTATGGTTGTTTATACCACCTATCTTATTGGTCATGTCGGCTACTATCTTAGGATTTACCCTAGCCTCAATATCCGATTTAACGGTGTCTAGCGCCAACGTAGACCCTATTAGCGTAGCATCGGTGTATAAAGGTGCCATTATATCAGCCAACGTAGATTTCTCGTCATTTAGAAGATTCATAACACTAGCCAATAGTAAAGTAGAATTTGTTTTAGTAATGCCCTTGGTTTCCTTTACAAGAGCTAATACTTTACCAAGTTGTTTAGCAAAATAACCACCTAGTTTAGAGGCCATTTTCTTTTCTACACCGCGTTGTAGTCTATTATACTTATTTCTATAGTTACGTGTCCTAGAAGATGTCTTCTCTTCTTTATCAATGTCATCTAGTATCTTATTTATTACATTACTATCTATTGATTTAGCGGGTGTTTCTGGCTCAATTATCACTTCACTGTAAGGAATTAGGTTAGACTCTACGAATCGTTCGTTCATGCGAGGGTCGTTTGTTTCTTCCCAACCCATATCAAGTTGGTCATTAATTTCCATAGAGGTTCTACCTAACTTTTGTAAATTCAGCGCCAAAACAGATTTATCTACCATATTATCTTGTAGGACATCTATGTTACTGTAATCAAAGAAGACTTTATAGCCCGGAAAATAATTCTTCATTAAGGTTTGATTAAAGGCTTCTTGTATCATATATGCGGCAGGCTGAATGTTATCCGTCCACATTAGTCTCTTCTCTACTGCTACCGTATTTTGTGATAGACCTACTTCGTTTGTAATACCAAACACAGACCGAGGCACACCAAAGACACCCAAAATAATATCTCTTATATCTTTAAGACTTTGACTAAATTCCATCTCTCTCATTGATAGATTCTTTGTGTCGGCAACATCCAACCCTTGTGGTAAACATCTTGTGCGCCAGGCATTTCCTTTAGATAGTTTATTATCTATTTCTTTTACGATAGACTTTCGGTCTTCTAGTGTAGTATTACCATTAGTATCTTTTAAGGTAAGACCCATTTGTGCATAGTTGCCAAAGAATTGTGTATTAAAATCTCTACCACTAGAATAGTTGGCTATTTCTCTCTTTACTACCTCTACTAAGGGCAAGGCTCTATCAAAGTCAGACACACCTACATTAGTCTCGGGGTTCATCATATTAGCATAAATTAGGTGTTCATCATCTATAATGCCATATCCTTTATCGTCGTGACGCCAAGAGGTTATTATTCCGCCGGCAGAGGCCACTACATGCATTAGTCCTGGGTCGACAGGCTCAAGTGAGAAAGGAACTTCCTCATCAATCAGTGCCATAAACTCACCTTTATACCAATAATATACAGCACATGTATATATTAACTTAGACAATGACATTCTTGGGTGAGGCTGCAGAATGTCAAATCCTTTTATTTTAGCGTCAGGTGGTAATGGTTGACCATTCTGCTCAAATCTTAATGGTGCTTTAGATAGATTATATGCTAATATATTTATACACTTGTTTATAACATAGTTGGTAGAATATGCATGTTTTAAACCATCTACATCTGTATAATATATAATGCCGTTTGAAACACCGGGTAAACACCTACTAAAGTCTATTGTTTTTTCCTCTGCAATAGTAGAAGGCTTTGGACCGGGGTCCCCGAATAATCTAATAGCTCTCTCATATAATGACATATATTTAGTCTCCACTTGTGATTAGTGTTAAATCCATTTTGTGCGCGAAATATGTAAATATCGCGTAACGCATTGCATCTAGCATGTGGTCACGACCGTCTTTCGGCTCGCCCATACTATTTCCAAACCTATCCTTCTTGTAAGTATAGTCTTGTATCTCGTTTAGAAGGTTTTTACCTTTAACATACAAGTCTTTACCTTGAATAAAATCTATACCGGCTTGTACACTTCCTTGACCTTTCTTACACGGTAATGCTCTAATGCCTGATGCCCTCAATGATGCTATTCTATCAGGGCTGGAACAGTCACAATAGATTCTTGCTTCGCCGGCAAGACCTTTTGCAATTAGCCAAGGTATGAGTTTCTCGTTGGTCATCTCACATGCATACAGAAGCTCTTCTACATAGAAGGCATTCTCTTTGGCCCCAACTTTAACTATAGCTAATTCATCCGACCCAAAACCAAAATCAAGTCCATAAACTATTGTATCACACACAGGCCACTCATCAAACTCTGACCAATTTGTGTATATAAGCCCCTCTAAACTGCCCCATTCACCTAGATAATAAACTTTATATTGATGTTTATTCTTGGTGGATTGGTATCTCTCTAGTATTGATTTATATACTTGTGAATCACCTAAAAACATATTGTTTTTAAATGTACTATGATGAATTCTTGCCATCGGGTTGATATCTTGTACAAATGTTTTATACAACCAACTTAGTTTAGACACCGGGTTAAAGGTCATCATTATCTGTAAATATGTTTTTTGGTCCCCTCTTAAACGCCGGTCTAATTCATTAAAATCGTCTTCAGTAAACTCACTTGCCTCTTCCATCCATATAGAGGTAATATCATAAATTGATTTTATCTTACCGGGGTCATCCAAACCTCGTATCAGGATTTCTGACCCATTGATAAAGGTAAAGGTCATGTCTGTCTTATTTGGGTGTACAATATTATCCAAATTCCAATCAGAAATCAAACTCTTTATTAACTTGTAGACGCTCTCTCGTGCACTAGGTGAGGTCTTACGCAATACTAATACTCTATGCTTTATATCTGTATCTAAGTCCGTCAGAATACGAATAAGGACTTTCTCGGCCGCAAAAACCGACTTGCCTGAGCCTGCACCACCATACATTACCAAATATCTATGTATGTCCCAAAGTAAATCATAAAAATGTGGGTTGATTACATTACGTATCTGAGTCAGGTCTATATGTATCGCCATCTTGTTTTGGTTTCCCTACCGTAATAATCGTATCCGATTCTATCTTTTGTGTCACAACCGGCTTGCCGTATACTCTGTCCAAAAAATCCGTTATGATTTCTTTCTTGATTTTATCACTACTAACACCCTTTAGCATAGTATCTAACATGTCGAGTAAATCCTCAAGGTTGTCACCATAACGCTCTCTTATTAGATTAGATATACCTTTAGGTCTTCCGCCCGGATTAAGCGAACCTGAACCCTTTACAAGCCTACCTCTTTCGTCTCTAACAACCTCTTTAGTCAACGGGTTTATACCTCTTCTGTGGAATTTCCTCTAATATGAGGATGTTACAACAATATAAAATAATATAAGTAAGTTAGTGTAATAAACTAGAATAGTTAGTGTAGTTTAGTCTATCTTGTCTTGTGAATCTAGGGGTAAGTCTAGTTCCTTACGCATTATACGCATAAAGTCGTTCATCTTACGCAATATTTTAGCCCGGCAAGCGGGCCACTGTGTGTTAATACAACACAACTGCGCTACATCCAAAGTCTCTTCCATTAGTCTAGACCACTCTGTTAATAGGACGGTGTTTAGTTTTTCTTTATAGTCCTTTAAATCGTTGTCCATTATCCTTTACCTCTCTACTTGATAGTTTTAATGCGCCGAAAATAAATTGTGATACCGGTATCTTTTGGTGGCGCCTTTGAAGCTCTTGTCTATTCTAGGCTCTTATTTAACAGACCGGGCGCCAAACTTTTTTGCCCTCTATTACTATAGTCGTGAAATCGACACACTTTTTACAAACTATTTTCTAACATACTAAAATTATTATATTCTTTTTTTTGAATAAAAGCCCTTGACAAATGAAAATAAATGATTATATTATAGAAACAAAAGAGATGTTGGTTTTAAGATGAATAAACTAACCTACTATATAATAGAGAGGACATTATGGGAAAACGTCTAGTGCCAAGTAAATACCGAATAGTAGATAACATAGCGTACCTAGAAGTTTACAATAAAGAAGGTGAGGTTGTGTGTGAAACCATGGTTAGTTTAGAAGACCTAGACAAGGTTAAAGGATATAGGTTATATTTATGTACATTTGGGGCAAGGGTGATGACAAACACTAGAGAGAAGTTTCATAGAATTATTCTTAGCGCCGGGAAAAAATCGATTGTTGACCATATAAACAGAAATCCGCTTGACAATAGAAAAGAAAACCTTAGGTTTGTTAACCGGCAGCAATCAAATATGAATAGGTCTAAGGCGGCCGGAAAAACTTCCGTCTATAAAGGTGTCCATTGGGACAAATGGACAAGCCGGTGGAAAGTTGAAATCGGGTTTAAAAAGAAACGTATATTTATCGGAAGGTTTGACAACGAAGAGGAAGCTGCATTGGCATACAATAAGTTGGCCGATAAATATTTTGGTGAATATGCTGTATTGAATAAAATAAAATGTATTTTACCCCTTGACAAATAAAAAATAATGCTTACTATATAGGTAAGAAAGAAACGGATTCTTTGAGTCCGAATAAAAATGAATGGAGATAGACATTATGCCGACATTAGCATTGGACACGAAGAGATGGTGGATTGACGTCAGCAACCCGTATGACTGGCCCTCAGACACACGAGAGGAACAGTTTGGACCCGATTGGAAAAACCACCCAAGAGCGGTGGAAGGAGACCGAACGGTGGAACACGAAGAAGATTTAGATTTGGACACGGACGGTGATTGGAACTGTTGGGACTAAGAAGAAGGAGGAGCGCCTGGAAACAGAGCGCTCCATAAGAGTAAGACCATCACCTTTGGTGGTGGAAAATAGATTTAGGAGGATTTGTAAGATGACAAGGACAGAGGAAATGTTGAAGGACGAAGATGTTAGAAAGATTATGTTTTTGGAGATTGACCGTGCCCGAATAGAAGCAGGAGATGATTACATGAAACAAACAGAAGCAGCGGGTCGAGGTATGAGAAAATACTTTTTGGGAAAGGAGGGTAAATAAGATGACCAGTAAAGAAAGAAAAGCACTCTATGGGGCAACCCAAAGACTGTTAGAGAGGGTCCCACCTTTGCAGAGTGATGTAGACTACCAGAATGACGATGGTTGGTTACCGATGACCATGAGTCCTTCTATGACCTTTAGTTTCGGTGCGAGTGGATGTGATTGTGAAGATTATAAAGAATATGAGGTTGAATTGGGAAATAAACTTTTGGCGGAATTATTAGTGGGCGGATGGTTTGAGTCCGAATAAAAAAAGATAGGAGGAAAGTAGAGTGGAAGAGTATGATATCAAGGATTGTTATGAAGGAAGATTTAACAATAAGTATCAATTTTTCTTCGTTGGGTATGAGTTGATAGAAAGCAACAAGATTTCTAAACCGAATATTAGGTTGTATCTCTTCTTGCGCCGATACGTCCGCAAGATACGGTCTAAATACGACCCTCTACAAATATTTGAACGGTTCTATGCGAATGGGTTGTTGGCCACGTCTTGGACGGTGAAGGAGCTTGCGAAGCGGTTGTGTGTTAGCAAAGACACCATAAAGAGATGGGTCAAGGAACTTGTTGCAGTCGGTGCCATGAGGATAGAGAAGGTGGTCTACAACGGAACTCGTCAGAATGTCTATGTGTTAGGTGAGATTGATGAGAAGAAGGAAATCTACTATTATGAGCAACCGAGGGTTTAAAAATGAACCCTCGCGAAGGTGTATGGGAAGGTCAATATATTATATTACTATTACCATTAGATTACTATAACATATTGCGTGAGGTCTTTTGTGAAACAAAAGTCCTACGCTACCAAACAACAAAAAGATTGGCTTTAGCAAAGATTGTTATACAGCACTGCGAAAGTAAAGTCTTTCGGGTTTTTGGGAAAATGTTGCGAAAGGGGATTTGTTATGAGTAAGAAACTTGATTGGGACCGTGTTAATAATATCAACAGGGCCGGCCGTTGCATGCCCATTGTGCCTGTTAAAACTAAATTATGGTTTGGTAAGTATAGGTATAGTAGCATAGAGCATATAATAAGAACCGACCCTTGTTATATAGAGTGGTGTATTAAGAAAAATATTTTTAAAATAGACCGTTAGACCCTTGACAAATCATAAATAGTTATTATATATATATATATTATACATGATTTGTCGTCAGGCAAAGTGAATAA